ATAAGCTTACTTACTTTCATAATAGTATCACCATTGCCTAGACTAATAGAGCCTGATTCAGCATAAGGCTTAACTGAGCCATGTGTGTATCCAGTCTCTTGATTGTAAAGATTACCACTTGCATCTGCCCATATTGGATTAACAAATATTCCTTGGTCAACACCAGCAGTTCTGTCTATAACGCCTGTTGCCCAATGACCTTCTTTATAGTCAAGGGTAACGTATCTGTCGTTTTCATTTGCACTTTCTGAAGGATAGAACCACCATATCTCTCCAAACTGTGAGTTATGTACTGCATACACTTTACTTACCTGTGAAGGGTTTAAATCATCAAACACATAGTCAGCTACTTCACAAGCAATTTCTGTAGCAGTAGAACCATTAAATGTGTAGAAGCCTTTCTTACCCATCCAAAATGCGCCCTCATCAATTGCTACTGCGGCTTTCCTTGAGGCTATGCCACATGCTGTACCTACTCTTTGAAATCCATATACAAATGGCGCTCCTGAGTAAGTAGCTAAGTGTGCATCTTCACTTGTCAAGATTAATGTTGCGCCTCTCATTCTAACGCCACACATAATCTGTCCATTAGTCTGAAGCTCCATGTCACCAGCCTCGTTTGTTGCGGCGGCTGTCCAAGAAGTATTATTTTCTTTATCAGACCATGCAACCTTACGTGGATTACCACCAGCTCCTAAACAAAATACAAACCTTTCTTCTGTGACTACCATAGCTAGGTTGTCTACCGGAGCATTCGCAACTGTTGCCGCGTTTGCACTAGGATTACCTTGCCACTCTAATAACTTACCATCCGTTGAAGACACGCCTAGAAGATATTCTCCCCACGTATCTAATGACCAAGTAGTTGCTTCTGCATAAACTCCTGAACTTGTTGGCGCTCGACCATAATTTGTTGAACCCATAAATCCGCCACCATAACCTAAATTAAGTGCGCCATTTAAAGAGCCTGAAGTAAATCCTGAAGATGGTGTTATGTCAGTTACTGTTAGTGCCGGGTTCACATAATATAACTTTTCATATGTTCCAGCCGCCATATGTTCGTCACTATCGTTGTCTAAATATGAAATCATTGCTCTAGGTGCATAAGCAAATGCGCTAGATTTTCTTACTGTCCATCCACCTACTGGTCTCATTGAACCGTCATGCCATCTAACTAGACTAGCTTCACGCCATCTGTTAGAAGACTCAAACTCTGTTCCGTTTGCATGAACTCCGGGTGGTAATTGTAGTGGTATCAACATAATATTAAGCCGCTATCTGTGTCCATGTCACACTATTATTAACAATTAATTCCCATTTCTCTCTGCCTATTGTAGCAGTTCCTGACGTTGCACTTAATGCACCTGAAGTGCTTTGTACTCTATTACACGTTGCAGTAAATACTGTTTCAGGTTGTATAGTAGCATATGGCTGTTGTATTCTTTCGGAGTCTGCAACTATTGTTGAAACTCCTGTCAGCGATGCAATACCACCTCGCGTAGCAAAGCCTAATACAGTAATACTAGCATTGGCAGTTGGCGTACCTGAACCAAATCTTACTCTATTACATATAGCCGCAACTGTTGCTGTACCTGTCAGCGCCGCCGCACCACTAACCATAAACACACTATCACAAGTAAGACTTACTGTTGCACTTGGGTTTGCACTACTCTCTCTAACCCTTACTATTGTAGAGGCTGGTACAACTGTAGACTCTACTGTTATAGGTGCGGCACTTGTTCTAACTCTTGTACCGTTGCCTGTACTTGTAGCTACAGTAACTGACGTACCATTTATTAGAACTGAACCTAGAGCAACTCTTCTCGCTATTGCACTAACAGTAGCTGTGCCATCTAATGTAGCACTACCAACATTAATCTTCTCGGCTGTACATGCAACAGTAGAAGTAGCTGATATTACAGTTTGTAAGTCAGATAAATCGTATACACCTACGCCATAAAGATAACTACCATAACCTTGTGCATCTGTTTCTTCAAGTATAAATTTCTCACCAGCCGCAGTTACACCTGAAGATACTGTTACTGTAACCGTACCGCCTGAAGCAAATGTAGCATTACCAGTCTGTGTTACTGTAGAAGTAACCGATACTGTAGCACTACGCTCACCAACTACCTGACCACTACAAGTAGTAGCCGAAGTTGCACTTACAATCGCATCACCAGCCGCAGTAAAGCCACCTATTGTAGCAACACCTGAAGTTGCACTTACAAGTAATTCAGATTGTTGTATACGCTCACACGCTCCAGTAACACTAGCACTTGCCGATATTACTATCGGTAGTGAGTCTTCACCAAATTCATGTGAACCATACGTACTCGTACCATACGAATAAGCAGTAACATTTAAAGTTGCCACGTCAGCCTAATCGTTAGATTAGTTCAATGTTATATCTAAGTCACCAGTTGGCACACGGAATACATCACCAGTAGCAATAGCTTTACTTGACGATAAAGTCGCATAAGCCATTAAGTTACCTGACGTAGCCGCATCAAACACTCCAACGTGAGTTACTGTACCCCAAGAGCCTGTTGCTGTTGGAAATTCAATAGCCGCATCATTAGATGTTGTTGCACCTGACGTTGAAAAGTCAACTGTTTGTCTTGCATAAGCACTACCTGACAACTCAGTACCTCCACCAGCTTCTCCCGGTGCGGCTGTAAACAATCCTAAGTAATGCTGAGAAGGTGCTGTGTAAGCCGCTCCAGCAAATACGTGGTCTAAAATTTCCGTTTCTAAAAAGTTTGTAAAACTCATACTAATCCCCTCACTTTAAGTGTTAACCCTGAACCGCTAAACATAGCATCCTCAGAGACTTGGTTTAAACGCTGTACTGCCGCAGAATACATCTGCGCCCATATAGCTACTCGTGCATCTTCCGCTAGATACGGTGCTGAATGTAATAACGCTCCATAGAGGTATACATCAGGCGCTTCTAGTAAGAGCCAGTTATCTGTGTTGGTTATTAACGAAGGTATCTTCTGATAATAAAGCAACTCAAAATTTGTTGTTGCATCAGGCGTTGGATACAATTGAAACTGTCCATTCGCATGCGTGTACATTCTTGGTGTTCCGGCGGCATTCTCTTGTGCGGCACGTTTATCTGCCATTGCATCTCTAGAGACTAGGTTAACTACTGAAGTACCTGTGCCTGTTAAATGTAATCTAATTGTTTCTACCCAATCTGCTGGTATCTGCATGTACTCATCTGCTGGGTCTTGTTGTCCTGAAGTGCGTGCTTCCATCTTCCAATGACGTATGTCTCTGTTAATCTGAGCTTCTGCTAATGCAACAAAGTCAGGTATGACAGACGTTAGGTCATCTCTGTTTAAAAAGTCTGCAATAGACGCTTTGAGTCCTGTGTAATTAGTTAGAGCCATATAGTCTCCTTATCTCGTCCAATAGTCATAAGCTTCATCTTGTACTTGAAAGCCACTTAATGGTGCGCCTGTAATTCCTAAAGCAAAAGTTCTTTTTTCGTCTTCAGTCATGTTAGCCATTATTTCATCTACGTTTGATTTTTCTCTGATAGTAAGATTGTTATATTGGTTATTAAATTTCTCAGGGTCAACTACTCCAGCATCTAAGTTAGGCATACCAGTACCAGCAAAACTATTCTTTAAGAATTCTGATTCCGCTATTGCACCTTCTCTTGCGGCTGGAGTATCAAAACCTCTATCACCAGCACCTAATTCACTATCACTTAAAAAACCAAGGTTACTAGAATCTATATTCTGTAAAGCTCTCATTTTATCTAATCCACCTAATGCTGGAGCGCTATCTATGTAAGACATCTTAGTATCGTAGTCAGCTTGTGTAGCGTTGGTGTTTTTATAGTTAGTAGCTAAATCCATTACGCCATTATCAGAATCAAATGCTAATTCTTCACGTTTTGCTGGAGTATCAAAACCTCTAGAACCCACAGACCCATCCATTACACCGCTTCTATCCATGCCAGCATATTGTCCTTTTAACATCTCTAGTATTTGTTGGTACGTTAAATCGCCCATGGTGTCTCCTGTCTAATTAAGCGTAAGTATATCATCTCTTTCTATTGTTATCAATTAACTTGTTCTTCATCTAACAGAGTCAACAAACCACCTGTAGGTATTGCTACCTTAGCAAACATTAATTCAGGGAACTTTTTAAATAAAGCTAATCGTTCTTCTTCTGTTCCATATCTGTATATTTTTTTAATGCCTTTGTCTTTTAATAATTGTTCTGCTCTTGCATTAATATCATCGGGAACAATAGCGCCTTTAAAGTCACTTATATCTACAATCTTGTCCGGTTTAGATTCAAAATATGCTGTTTGTGCCTCTTGCCCTTTCATTTCAAGTTCATCTGCAATTTGTTTAAGGTCTTTTATGTGTGCTTTTGTAAGACTATATGTTTCAATATGTTTATCACTAACAGTTCCAGTCCTAAAAATATTTTGCAATATTCTTTCAGAAGCTCCGGACTGCCTTCCGTTAGGTATTATTTTTTGCATTTGGTTTGTAGATACATGCAACAAGGATTCAAAATCGTCTAAAAAATCAGCATCAAATAAACCTTTTGTGCTTCCCGAAATTTTATGTCTATTTGCTTGTATGTCTTCTAAGTTTTTAAATGGTTTAGTTGTTATTGCATGTGTTCTTTCTACAGTATGATGAATTGTTTCACTACCGGGAGTCGAAGCTAACCGTTTACGCATAGCAGTTAGTGCGGCTTCCGGAGTATAATCAATGTTTTTATTTTCCATCCCAATTGTATTGTAAGCTCCTTTAGGATTTGTTAATTCTAACTTTACTTCACCTAAATAACCTTCTTTATATCCATGAAATGCTCTGTTTTGCATCCAACCAATAGGTTTTAATTGTCTTTGATAATCAACAAAATCACCTCTGTCAAAATTCATTGACGCTTCACCATTCATTTCATTTAATCGTTTTACTCTTATAGTTTCTGCATCATTGACTGCTCTTTTAAAATCTTTATAGTCAATGTAATCTTTAGCGTTGTAACCTAACTTTCTTGCTATTTCTATATCATTCATTTGACCTTCTAAAATACCCGGTTTAATATTTTGTGTTGAGTCTCCTTGTCTATGCCATGCTAACTCTTTCTTGCCTAATTTAGCATCTAATGCTTTATAGTCTTTGTATGTTTCAAAATTAACTGGCGCTCTTCCTGAATAAATATCAGTTGGGTAAGTGTTTGTAGTATCACTAGGTTCAATTAATTTAGAGTCACCTAATAATGAGATTTGTCCAAAGTGAGTCATAGGGTTACTTACTTTAGATATAGCAACTGATGGCATAGGTATTCCGCCATACTCCACATGCTTTAACACCGCCGCCTCATCTAAATTATGGTGAGCAATCATAGGGTTTTTAGGAGGATTGAGAATAGACTGTGCTACACCAACTTCTGTAGCTGTGTTTAATTCAATAGGTATATCTTGTCTCTTTAATATCTTAGTAGTATCTGCATTGTATAAGACATAATTAGATTTTCTTGGGTCAGGCTGACCATTATATTTTACTGCGGCATTGCCAAGTTTATCCGGGAACTTCATACCGGGAATGCCATTGTCATTGAGATAAGCAGAAGCCGCTCTTTCTGCACCAGCACCACCTATTTGGTCAGCAAATTCTTCTGTTAATTGAGTATAAAAATCTCTACCAGTTGAGTATTCCCTCATGTTATGTTTCTTCATTAAGTCTTGCACTATCTTAGGCTGGTCTTTCATACGTTTGTTTCTACGAATCATAAGCTTTATAGCATCGTCACTTAAATCTATTTCATACAATTGATTTAAAGCAGTATCAAATCTATCTTCTACATCTTTAAGAACTCTAAGCGCATCTTTTCTTTCTGCTGGATTAGATAGATTTTTCATGACATCTTTTTTTATAGTGTCAGGATAGTATCCATCACCAAGTCTATCCCATATCTCTCTTTCTATAGGAGACAGCGTGTCAATTTTAGCCATTGCATTAGCTTCTTCCATCATTTCGTTATCACGTCTTGCAAAACGTTTACCAGTATCTTTAGACTCACTAACGTATAAACCATGTCCTTCAACTTTAGTACCTGAGTTTGAGCCTACCTTGCTCATGTCTAACTTACCAAAGATTGCACCTTGATTGTTACCTTGGTAAGTAATCATTGGTATCTTACTTTCACCTACCTTAGCCAAGCCGGGATTAAGATTTGATTTCAACACACCTGACATCAATGAATCCATAGGGTCTTCACCTAGTAGACTAACTAATGTATTTCTAACTGCTGGTTTAAGTGCTGGGTTTTTAGCAAGTTGAGCTAACTTTGCCGCAGACATTCCAGCGCCCACAAAAACACCTAAAGCATCAACTGGATTATCCAATATCATATTGCCTATGTTTTCCCATGAGCCAAACTGAGTCTTAATAGTGTCAGCAAATTGACTAGCCATTTCGCGTTGTTCTACACCAATTTCTTCAGCTAACAATCCACCTGATAAATTAAGCACACCACCCACACCTAAATCTGTAAACATCTTAGTAGTTGGTTTTGGATTGCGTATCATTTCAGAACTACCTGTATACATATCACCAAGGTTTGGTAAGAAGTTTTCTGCTACTCGGACTATAGGATTAGTTGAAGTAGAACGCTCTGTGTTATACATCCAAGCGTTAGGAGTGTTGCCAAACTCATCGGGTGTGAGTCTAGCTTTTTTAAGTGCTTCTGCTTTAGCATCTCTTGCGGCTTGTAACTCAGGGTCTACTTCTAACAATCCACCAGCCCAGTCTGATATACCATCCCATCCAGCAGATAAGGTTTCACTTAAACCATCTTTAAATTCGTCTAGCAATCCAGCCATTAAACTATTCCCTGTAAGTTTCTTCTAATAGGTTTATCCCAAGACTCATTGTATGGCGTGTATCCAATAGCAAGATACCTCATTGAATCTGCCGCATGTGAACTCCAGTCGTGCCTTGGTCTCATTCTCCACGTTTTACCATTGTCATCCCAATCGCGTGAGTAATTTAACAGAGCATCTATCAGCTTCTCACACTTTGTCTCATCAAAGAAACACTTGTCTAACATCTCTCTAACCTTTTGTATGCCATCATCTATTAACAATGAAGGTGCTATCTCTATATCTCTAATGCCTAATGATTCTAATGTCTCGATACGACTCTTACC